TTTTTGCATGTTTGTTGATTGTGTTTGTGTGTCGGTTAGTTGTTTCTGCATATTTGTTTGTGCTAAAATTAATTTGGCATTTTGCTGTTTTAACAAATCAATATCATCAGGTGGTTCTGGTGTTGGCTGTGGTGCGTTATCTGCATCATGTATAAGAGTTGCACCATCCCAGCGCCAATTAGTAAAATCTATTGGTTCCTCATCCACCATTATTTTAATCAGATTTGGTTGCTCTGTTAGTGAGTATCCATTGATATAGCCTATTTTATTTTCAATCCATATATTCATATATTTTCCCCTTTCTAAAAAATTAAAACCCGCCGGAGCACAAAATCTCTTTTTGCAGCACCATCTTCATTTTCCTTAACTCCTGTGATTGTATCTTTATTAATAATGATACCTTTATAGCTATTAGTTGTTGGTACCCTAAATTCTACGCCATAATTGATCATAGTTTTTGGGATCATAGAAAAATAATTACCAAAGTCAAGCGGACGCCTATTTGGCGGATCATATCTTGTAAAGTCAAACCAGATACCGATTTTTAGATCGTCTGGGTTATACTTAACTACCTGTGTATTTGTTAAATACATGGCACCTGTAAATATAGTGACAGCATGTTTAATAAGATCATCTTGCTTTGCGTCAATTTTTGTATTTAATCCATCTAATTTTGTATCCAATCCATCTACTGCATTGACATGCGTTTTTAAATATTTAGATACTCCATTTTCTTTTAGTTGTACAATGTCTGCCATTTAAATCATCTCCTTTATAAATGTGTATCAAATGCTAATGTATATTGTAAGTTGGCATACTCAAGATTAATTACTGATAGTACATTCCCATCGCTTTTAGGTGCATAGGCTAAGCAATAAACACACCCATCATCTTGGATAACATACCAAGCATTATTAATAGCAATGGATAATTTGTAGATGCTACCTGAGTTTGTGCCAGGTCCTACATTCCATTTTAGGTTATCTCTGTAATACACTCTAAAATCAATATACTCACCAGTGGAGCCACTGCCAGATGCCCAAACAGTAGGTGTAATTTGGGTCGTATTGTTAATTAACCATTTTACACGGTCAGCATGTGTGGTTAATTTAAGATGGTTATACAAGGTTGGATATTGCCTATCAACATCTGCTACTAAATCCCAAACAAGCAGTATCTGCCACATTTGGTCTTTTGCTTTTGTTTGGGTGATAATGGGATGCCCATTTAAGGCTGTAATGCCATCATAATGCTCTTGTTCGGCTTCCCACCATTTTATATTTGGTTCTAAAAGCGTTTCGCCTGGTAAAAACATAACAATCTTCTAACTCAATTATTTCTTTTGGCTTTAATTTCAAGATCGTTTTTACAAAATCGATAGCCGTATCGACCAACTCAGCAAAATAGGCAATCGCTTGCCCGTAATCTCCAGTTTCCGTTTGCATTTTTTCTAAGCGATTAAATTCGCCACCAAATTTTAAAGCCAACCGTACTTGTTTAACGGTTGGCTCTTGAGGTACACGCTTTAATAAATCTTCTTCTAACATCTTTTATCCTCCTATTTGCCTTGAGTAACAGTCACATCAACAATGCTATCGTCACTTAACATCATTTTTCCACCTGTTATCTTACCAGTAGCATCGGCTATCAGCTCTAATGCTTTAACGCTTAAGCCATCTACACCCTTTGCGCCAGTTGCTCCAATTGGTCCTGCTACTCCAGCTGGTCCAATTGCTCCCGTTTCTCCTTTTGGCCCCTGTGGTCCTGCTGGTATTTTATCAATTTTAGTATCTGTTGTTATAACATCATCGATAATGTTATTAATGTGTTCAGCCTTTACTTCGTCTCCTGCTTTTACTTTTAATGCTTTCATGATTTTTCCTCCTGCTTGATTAATCTAACATATTGCCGTTATCGTATTTTGTATTTTCATTGTCATACATGCTTTCTGATTTTGGTGCTGCCTTCGGGCGAACTAATTGTTCCCACTTATCTTTATCAAAAGTTTTGTCTTCAATTGCGTCCACATAGGTTTCACCATCGCTTCTTCTTTCCTCCGCTTTAAAAGTTAGTTTATCCGGGGAATGTACTTCATTGGCTGTATTTGTTTTTAAATCAACACTGCTAGCAGAAAAGGTACCATTTAGTACCGCTATGTGTGTCGTTTTACCTGTACCAGCATCTTTTGCCATCATTTCGAATGTACATTGAGGTGGTTGGGTATCTTTATTAAAATGCCCAAAGCCATCTGTGCCTGTTTTACCTAAAATAATATCCATAACATTTTTAGGAATGCCGTTTGCTGTAAAAGTAACCTGTACATTGCCGACCCCTTTTGATGGATTCTTCCACACGCCATCTGATCCATAAATAGCCTGAGAAGACGGCGAAAGATTTGAAATATTTGCATCAACGGTTGAACCACCCTTTTGGTCAATCACAAATTGTTGTGTTACCTTCTCATTTTCATCATAAATCCCAATAATTGCTTTACTAAAGCCAAATGTTGCCATTATTCATCATCCTTTTTTAAGTATTTTGTATGTTGATATTTAAAAACAGCTTTCAAATTGCCTATTTCTACGTCGTATTGGTGATAACCTGAAAGCTGTGCATATTGATTGTTTTCTAACAGTTCATTAATTTGGTCATCCAATTTTTCTGGCTGAGTATTCTCATCATAAATAATCGTTAGTTCTATCTCCTCTATTTTTGCATTTGTACGATTGCTTCCAGGCTGACCTCTTGTAGTATAAATCTCAGTGATCAATAAAAAAGTTTTGTCTGCCTTATAATTTAAAGGTAAGTGATAAGCAAAGATATTCTCTTTAGTCAATCCAACACCACTTAAATCTGTTGAGTCAAATATCTGTTTAGTTTCACTAACAATCAATATTACCTACCTCCTGATCATAAGCTTTTTCCATTTCTCGGAATATTTTCCCCTGTGTAACCGCATAGGTGTGTTCTACGAAATGTTGTCCAGGTACATATTTAATAGTATGTGATTTTGCACCTTTGCCTCCATGACTCATGTAGCCATCGTTTAAAAAACGAGCGATATAACCTTTTTCACCCTTTTTTGCACTAAAAAAGACGGAACTATTCCCTGTTGTTCCGTCTGTACTTTGTTTTAAACTATCACTTACATGTTGCTTTTCTTTATGATTACTATGCGGTATGTTCTTTTTTAATTCCTGTTTATAAATCTTTGCACCAGCTTTTGTAATTTTCTTGCGTTGCTCAAGTGTTGGAATCCTTTGTTCCACTTTATCTAAAAAGGCTTCTAGTTGTGCTGTTAATTCATCCATTTTTATCTACTTCCTTAAGTACAATCATGTCAAATGATTTAGGTGTATCATCTGCATCTGGATGAAAAGAAGCAATCTGATAGACTGCATTCTGAAATTCCGCATGGGTAAAATCTGCTAATCCATTTTTTAAATGACGAATTAATAGTGATTTAGAGAATTTTTGTTCTGTGCCAAGCAACTGAATAATCTCAGAAGTAGATAATGAGAACAAGCTGCACCAAACTTCTTTCTTACCAACAAAAGTAGGCTTTAAAATGCCAGATGGTGTTTCTTTATCTTTCATATAGCCTAGTTTAACTCTATAAGTTAATCGGCTTGGACTTACCTTTTTCAAGACGCTTCCTTCTTTCCATGAGATACATCGTTCTTAATTGGCCAACAATAGCAGTGCTTATGGGATCGACCTGATTGACAGCGGAAATTTGGACTGATACACGATACATGTAATAAGTAGATGCTAATGCGATAACTGCTGTTTCAAACAAGGATTTAACAGTTGACAACTGGTAAAAATCTTGCATTAATTCATCTTCTTCCCCAATGGCTTGTTTTATATAACTGATTGCCGCCTCTAGGTTTCTACATAGTATCTCATCGTCCGTTGTATCATCAATTTCAATCCTTAAGCTTAGTTTTAGGGTGGCTAGTAATTTATCTGACAAGATTATCCCTCCTAAGTGTAATCCATTCTGTTGTCATACGTTGCGCCCGAATCAAATCGGGCAGGTTTAGGGATTAACCGTATCATTTAAAGTTAATAGATAGCCTGCCTTTTCATCTGTAATTTCGACGTCAAAGCGTAGTACACCTGCTAAATAGCGACCATAAATATTGCTATCCGCCCAAACGATAGATGCTTGCTGACGATCAAATATAGTCACTGCTCGGCGATCTCCAATAAATGCAACCTTGTCTCCTGCCTTTTCACCTAGCAATGTATCCGCTACCTTAATAACCGGAATACCTAACAGAGTGCCGCCAGACTTAGAAGTGATATCTTGGTGGAAAATATATTGTCCTTGCTTATCCTTCAGTGTGTCTAATGTTTGATACAAACTTTGCGTACAAATCATTTGTGGCATATAAGCTGGATCTAAGCTCACATTTAAAATACCCTTAATAAAGTCCACCAAATCATCTTTAGCACCTGGTTTCATTACTGGAAAAGCTTTTAATTTTTCTACAATTGCTCGATTTGTAGTATTCAACATCCGTCTGGTTATTTGTTTGCTAATTAACGCTGATAAATCCGTTTGGGAATCATCGAGTGCTTCTTGAGAAATAGGTAAAGCGCCTCGATAGGTAGCAACTTCCCACTTAATTTCATGAAATTTTGGCTCTGCCAACTCTGGATTTTTCTTCAATTCTTCTACTGTTACTAAAGCATCTGTTGGATTCTCAAGAATTGGATAACTACCATTTTTCGTTCCCACTTCTGTTTGATTAAAATAATTTGTTAAATCATAGGTCGTTTCAATTTCTTCTTGTGGCGTGTAGGCAATATCCTTAGGAATAATTACTTCCTGATTGATCGTTGTTACGCCTTCACGAATTTCTCCTTCACGTACATAGGCTGAAATAGCTTCACGAATTTCTTTTTCAGGATTCTCTCCTATCTCCACTTTTCGAATCACTTTATTTCCAGTTTGCTTTGAACTAAATCGTTTCTCTTCCTCTTCTTCAATAAGATTTAGTTTTTCTAGTTCTTCCATCTGGGACTTACGTTCTTCTAATACACCAATTTCTTCTTTTAAGGTCTCTAATTCTTTAAAGTGTTCAGTGACCTCTTCGCCATTACTGGCTAACGCTCTTGTTTCTTTCAATTTCTCATTGTATGCCTGGCGCTTTTCTGATAATTCCTTTACTAGTTTATCCATCTTTATTCCTCCAATTTAAAAAACTCCAACAAATCGAATGTTTGCTGCAGTCTTTGTTTTTTATTTTTAATTGTTCTTTTTGCCACATTTGTATCTTGATAGGCTGGAATCGGCGTCAACGTAATTTCAAAGAGTTTGTCAATGCGCTCGATTGTTCGTTCATCTGGACTTCCATCTTTTGACCAATTCCAGCTATCTTCTGCAACCGTAAAGCCAAAACTACATCCTTTAACATTACCAACATCTATATTGGCATAGACATCTCTTGCGAGCGTTGTATCTGGTAATGTTGCCTCAAAATAAAGTCCCTTAGTATCAATTGATAGATTAAGGTTGCTACTATCACTACGAGCTAAAATATTTGCTGTATCATGATTATATAAACATAAAACATTCCTCATATCGACATCATCAAAAGCACGTGGTGCTATTCTTTCAATAAAACCGCCTAAGTTTTCACTAGGTTCATTAAAAACTACTGCATACCCACAAATTTCTTTTTTATTGCTTTGATCTACTTGCCTTGTCTCCAGATTTAGCGTCCTTGCTCTGATTTCCTTTTTGATTGTTCTCACCACCTTTCGTTGAGATAGGTGGTATTGTCTCATATCCTTTTTCTTTTACACTTGCTAGTATATTTTCGGTTAGCAAGTCTGCATTAGATTGCAATAGAATTTCTTGGGCAACAGCTGGTGTAATGATAGATTTTTGAACTAAATTGCCAACTCTATTCTCTAAAAGTTGGCCATCCATATCTAAAACATGCCTGATACTTGGGTCGATATCAGAGGCTAATTTTGTTTGTAATTCTGACACTACTGGCCTAATATACCTTGCTAAAGTAGTCGTATACAAATTAGAGACCATCTCAATATTTGAATGTTCTGATTCTGATCCTAAGTAATCTTTTGGTATTCCGTAAGCCTTAGCAATTTGTGCACTCGTCCAATCTGTTGCGTTTAGTAGTTTTGCTAAATCTTGTGACACTTCGATGGAATGATATTTGCTTAACTGATCAACAATTCCTATGCCATCTTCTTTAAGCGTCGCTAAAAATTGTCGTTTAAATTCCTTTTGAGCTTCTGGTGACAAGTCTGTCCGATTGATTTCTAAAATACCCTTAATATTTAACGCATCCGCAAAAGCTTTTTGTGTAAATTCTTGATTAACATCTTGTAAATGCATTTCTGGTGTTAATGGCACAAGCGGCGAATTGCCAACTTTATCATCTGTTGAACAAATACGAAAATGTAATATTTCTTTCCCTGGAACTACTCGCTCATCTTGGCGTTCACTATTAGGAAAGGTGATATCATACCATAACGCTTCATTGTAATTATCTTCATTCACCGTTACCTGACTAGGAGATAAATATTCCAATGAATCGATTTTTCCGGTTACATTATTTCCATAGATTCTTGCATAAGAATTTCCTGTCAGTAACAATTGAGCAAATATGGATTGCCAAAACCCATATCGATTGCTTAATCCATTTGGCTGATTTAACACTTGAGCAACTTGCTTTTTTTTGGTCTCAAAACTAACAGCTGCCAAGTCACTGCTCAATAAATGGATAACCGAAAAGATATCAGAGTGTCTTAACGCTTTTTTAGCATCGACATAGTCACCTGAAAATAGTAATCGATTGTTTTTAACATTTAAGCCTACGTTCGAAGTTCCCGCCTGAATCGTGTTGTAGTCTTTCTTTAAACTCCTGAAAAGCATGTTTAGCTGCCTCCTTTATCATCAGCCCGACTAATTAAAAAACTTATAATAAAACATGCTATTCCTAAAACAATTAAAGCTAAAATTGAGTTAAAAAAATAGGCCGCTCGTATTATGCAATACAAGCCACCCAAGAAAAAAATGGTGTGCAATTGGTTTGCAGCCAACTCACAGATTTGTTTTATCCATATTCTTATTTTTTGCAATCAGAACACCATCTTTCCAGTTAAAATCATTTCCTCTAATTCTTCATTGCTTAATTTATCATAAGGATTATCTGACTTTGTAAATCCCTCAAAATGATACATCCCTTGATACATAGCATCAATTAATGCATCTACAACATCAATTTTAAAAGATCGTTTGCTTTTTCCGATAACTAAGCCACCTTTATTTTCTTCAACATCAGCATTCAACAAAGCTCTTTCTAAAATGAGGTCCTCTTCATGAGTTGCTTGTTTTCTGATAAAGCAATCTTGCAAAAATTTAATACTTTCAGACAAAACCATTGAGGTTTGCTTAAGATTTAAAATATCCCATATTGTATTTTCTTCGAGCAATTGGGTTAATTTATTAGTCCTAGCAGCATCATAAGCAAATAAGTTCACTTTTAATTGATTTGCTTCAACGAATTCTAACAACCAGTCATAAACTTGGTCCAGATCAATCAAACCTGTTGGATCATTTGTAATTGTGCAATATCCTTTTTTAGCAAGTTCACGGTAAGCCAGACCATCTGATTTTTCTTTGCCCTCTATACTACCAAGTAATTTATAAGGGATAAATGAATGTTGCATTAAATAATATTTTCTTTGTTCATTTTCTTCATAGGGGAAAACAAAGCCAAATGCCGTATTGTCTGAGGATAAGCTGGCATCGAACCCAATATAAACCTCTTTTCCCTTGATATCAAAATCTCCTCCAATTGTGGTTTCTTTATAGTCCTCTAAGGATACATAAGCATCAGATTTAACGGTTAGCCACAAGTTTAGGTTTTTGTTTAAAAAAGAATCGCCTTGCCCAAGTAATTGCAAGGTATTACGTTCTGTTAACAACCCGTTCATCAATAAGTCCTTTTGATCATATAATCCAAGCAATGGGTTACTCTTTTCCCAGGTTCTTGGATCGTCAAGTTCCTCTTTCAAATCTTGGCACCAAACAAGACAAAGCTGTTCATCACCTGATCGATCATCGTTTTCCATTATTTTTAGTAAGGTATCTTCCTCTTGCTTAAACGGAACAGTTGGGTCTGGGTAGGCTGTAGAAATTTGAATAAATTGTTTATTTTTAACCTTGACCTGACCACTAGTAATCTTTTTCGTTACTTCGCTGTGTTCTGTTTCTCCAGCCTCATCAAACACTGCAGAAACAAAGTGAAAGCTATCAAATCGACCACTTTCAGCTGACATTTGTCGCAGGGTATTTGCACCTTTCCGCTGAATAATACGATTATGTTGTGGCTCTATTTCTAATTCATTTTTTAAGCGTTTGAATGGCCCATCTAATAAATATTGCATCATGGTTTTCACGTAGCCGTATAATTTTTGTGCTTGTTCAGTAATATTGCTGGCTACCATTAAATCCTGATTGGACAGATTTGAGCATTCTACTAAATAGCTATAGCAACTAATAATCGCACATAAATACGTTTTCCCTTGTCCACGAGCCACAGATAAAAGCACCCGACTAAATCGCTTATTCCCTAATTCATCACGCCAGCCAAACATTTGGCATAAGATAAACTCTTGCCAAGGCATTAACTTCGTTGGTTCTTGGGTATCCACATTTGGACAAATGGCTGCAAAACTTAAAATACTTTGTACAGCTTTTAGATTGTAATTATACTTAAAGCTTTCATCATCTAATGAATGCTGTAAATCTCTTAAATGTCTTAAACAAGCCATCTTTATCATATAGCCAGCAATTTGTTTTTTATTCAAAATTGCAAAACAATAGGCCGTTCCTGGATCTTTAAACTGCTTTTTTATTCTGGCTTTATCTAATTTATTAAATTCTTCAAATACATCTATCAAAATTTAAAGGCCTCCAATTCATCAATATCAATTGCTTCGTTTTCTTCTTGGGTAATTTTCGCTCGAAATGTATAATCAAATCCAAGCGCTGTACTTAATGATCGCATCGTCTTAGAAGCAGTATCCATTACACCAACGGCTGGGTTCTTCTTAAAGCCACTTTCCGTAGAGAAGATAACGCCATGTTCTTTTACTTCTTCTAACGCTTGCCTGTACAACGCATAATTCGCACAAAACAATTCTAAATTGGGCTCATCTACCTTTGTTAAGCCATCTACAAGATTTAAATTCTTCACTATTTTCGTCCAAAGGTATTTTCCTTCACTTGGTAATTGACTTGGAGCAGAAGTTCTTATTTTTAAGTTTTCTTGTTCATTTTTTATGGGATTTTGTGAGCCAGTTTTATCCAAATTTTCTTTTTCATTGTCTTTCATTTTTGTTGATTTATTGGGATTCTTGGACACCTTACCACCTCCAAAATATCAAGAAAAAAATTTTTCCAAAAATCCAGTTTTTTTAAAGCTGTAGCCCACTGAGCGAGCTGTCTCCCAAACACCTATAGGGCGGGGGGATGAAATAAAAATGTAAGTTCCTTAACCGTTTTAATTGGATGGGCCTTTTTTAATCCTCTTTCCGTGCCATCTTTATTGTAACCAGTACCATAATAGGCTTGTTCCCAACGTGTTTTTTTATCATGGCATTGATGGCAACTTGTTGCCAGCTTAGACAAGTCAGCCATATTAGTATCATCAACTTGAGTCGGTACAATATGATCTACAATATTCCCAGATCGGACAATTCCTTGTAGTTTGCAGTATTGGCATTGATAGTTGTCTCTCTCTAACGCTTGACGTCTCGCAGTTTTCCAAACCTTTTTGTGATAAAAGCTTTCTCGCTTTGTTCTTTTTTCGCTATAGCGTAAAACTTTGTTGTATTGTTTCTGTTTCTGTTTGTTTCGTTCTCCCCACTGCTTACGTTTCTCAATATAAGCCTCACGCTCTCCAATGTGTTCATCGCAAAATAATATTTCATTTGATACCAACTTAGTACATCCATCATGTTTACACCTAACGACCCGCATAGTTCATTACCTCTTTACTCAGTTCTTTACTCAGCTTTTAGCCAACAAAAAAAAGACCTTATTCATGGTCTTTTGGTTGAAATATTTGTAATACAACTATCTTTGATTACGTCTCATTATTGCCTTGGCTAGTGATAGTATCAGTAATGCTATACCCCCATAGACAAAGACAGCTATCGCTACTGTATACTTGATAAAGGTTTGTACTCCCCAACCACCAAAGTACAAGAGGATAAACAGCAATGCCAAAATGCCTATTATTGTCATCATAATATCTTCTTCTTTCCTTTTCTGTTGATACTATTATAACCCTTATCTAGGACAATGCCTATTTATATTTCCTATAATATGCTTATCTTTATAATGCCCATAGCCACAATAGATTAGCTTACAATAATCAATCTCTTTAGGGGTTGCTTCTCTTGCCATTTCAATAATTGAGTATCTATTTTTAATCTGCACAGATATTACAACACGTTTGTGTTGTCCTCTTATCGGATAAGGATATCTATTGTTTAACGATACATACCAGTAGCATTTCATTGCCTTTTCCCTTTCTTCCAAAATAAAAAAGCCTAGCATTTTGCTAAGGCTTTTTTATAGTAATTTTTTATATTTTACCTAATATTGAAATTAACAAACTTATAACTACAGTTATAAAACTAATGCTTATAGTGTATTGTGTCTGTTTGTTTAGATTATTTTGAAAGTCTACTTTTATTTTTCTAAACACATTTCCAACAGGATCTGCACCGATAAGTACTGATAAAAATAGAGTAATGAAAGACACTACTATTTGAGTCTGACCTATTGCTTGTTCTATTCTATTCAGAAAAATAAACATAACATAGGCTATCACAGATATTCCAAACAATATAGTAGCCATATAAACTGATTTCTTTTTACTATCAGGATAATTAACTATGAAAAGCATAAACGTAACTGCAGATAAAAGTAAACTTATTGCCGAGAATGTTATTATTAAATTTAAGCTAGGGGTATTTTTACTTATTATTTTCAAGGTAAATAGGGATAAAAGAAAAACAGCAAGAAAACCTATAAAAGCACCAACTGTATATTTAGACTTACTTAATTTATTGATCATTTTTGATATCTGCCTATCATCATCCTTCCTATTATTTATATGATTGCTAATTTTCTTTTTAGCCCGTTCTTTAATCTGTTTCTCAGCCTGCTCATTAATTCGTTTCTCAATTTGTCCATTAAATTGCTCATTATCTAGCCTATTCATTTGATCACTAATTTGTTCCTCAAGTTGTTTACCTATTTGTTTTTTAATCTGTCTATCTATCTGTTTTTCTATTTCAATTTTATCCCTTCCTTTATACTCTTTCTTAATTTTCTCATTGAATTGATTTTCAAATTGATTTTTCACTTCTTTTTCAATCAATTTTTCAATTTCTTTTTCATTTTTTTCTCTAAGCATAGATTATACCTCCTTAAAACAAGGTATAACATTTTTTATTTATATTCAATAATTATTTAGATATTTAGTTAGCAAAATAAAAAGACCGCCGAAGCGATCTATCATAATATTAATAATTGCATAGTATTTCCTGTTTTTATACTATCTGATATTACTAATTTACCATATTGACAAGGTAGAAAACTATGTGTTTTTTTCTACTTTCTGAATAATTCCTCTTTCTATAGCCAATGACTCTAATATTTTATATCTTTTCTTGTAAATGCCAGCTGTAGAACAATAGGTGTCTTTTCCAATTTCAATCCATCCCATATAGGTCGAATCACCCCAAAAGTACTTATCAATAATTCCTTTTAACTCATCATTCAAATTCCCGTACGCTCTTGTGATATCTGCATACAACTTAGCATAATATAGATAGCCTTTGTCTTCTTCCTTTTTTATCATAGTATTTAGCGCTTGTTCCGTATGTCCTGTAGTTCCCTTGATCCAAGCATTGGCATCTTCTGGCTGCCACTCTTTTGCTATGAGTATTTCAGCGATATGTTTAGGTATATTATGATAGCTCCTAAAATCTTCTTCCAAATCTGCTAATTTTGCTTTTGATAATCGCAATCTTGTCTATCCCCCAAATCTCTTATAGTTTTATTTGTTCTCTAAACTTTTCTGTGATATCATTTATAGCTAGTTTATATTCCTTGATTGTCTGTATATTAGTTCCCCCACCATACACATAATCCCGCTGTATGCCTTCAAGCGCTCGTTCTAAACTACTGTAATATCCCACAAGCTTAGTTGATTCCACTAGTTTCCCATCAACTTCTTTGGTACTAATTATCCCATTATCCTCTCTAATACACTTCCTTACTGTAACATTCTGATCATTACTTATTATTCGATAGTCCTCAATTCTCATGTTTAACATAAAATATCCCTCCCAAATCTGTATTTTTTAGTCATTCCTACTTCCCCTTCAATATTACATTTATTCATTCTCCCTCACTTCAATCATCAAAATAGCATTATTCAAACTTATCTACCTATCAGTCGATTACTAGACATTGTAATTCTTCAGCATTCGCTATAAAATTCCTATTTTTGCAAAACAACGAGTATTCCACCTTGATACGCTTCTGCAAATTCTAGCAATGCTCTTGATTTCAGTTTTTCAATATTTTTATCCGAAAATCCTATAACATTACCTATCCATAAATTGCTTCGTTTTTCTATATCACAATAGGTAAAATATAAAATTTGACGATTTACAAGTGATAATGCTGCCAATGCTCTTATGATTTTATCTCTTTCTACTTCTGCATTTACTCGTTCGATGACTCTTTTCTCTACTTGATTAAATACAGAATCATTTTTCGGCATATCGGTAATAATTGGTGATTTTATATCAACAGCAGGACGTCCAGCAATACGTTGCCATCTCCGATATTGATTAAGCACCAACCGAGCATTTTTTTTAGTCTCTATTTGATCAACTTCTAACAATAATTCCATTGATTTCATTGCTGATTCCTCCTATGGTATAATAATCTTGTCAGCAATTATTAGGTCGGAGGAATCCGGCTTTTTTATTTTATTCATTTAACTAGTTTTACTCACTCTTTACACCTATACTAATTGTTAAAATGGCAAGTCGTCATTATCTAAGTTTATTGTTGATCCACTACTAAAATTATTATGATTAAATGATTGCTGTTGATTTTGGTTGTTATTTTGCGTTTTAAGGGTCTTGTTCTCTGCTTGGGCATAATTAATCTCATTTCCGTTTGGAACGTCTCTAGCTAGATTATTTTGGCTCTCACGTGTATTTTTACTTTCAAGTAGTTGAAAATTCTCACAAATAACTTCAGTTACATAAACGCGTTGCCCTTGTTGATTCTCATATGATCGTGATTGAATTCTGCCTACAACACCCAACAAAGTTCCCTTACGAGCATAATTTGCTAATGTTTCCGCTGGCTTGCGCCAAATAACACAATTAATAAAATCAGCTTCTCGATCGCCATTTTGATTTTTAAAATTTCGATTGATTGCTAAAGTAAAAGTTGCTACTGCTGAATCGCCAGATGTATAGCGTAAATCTGGATCCTTTGTTAATCTGCCGACCAATACAACGTTGTTTATCATTTGATCCTCTCCATTTCTTGTTTATAGGGTAATTCCTTTGCTGACTCATCGATATCCACCATTTCCAGCATGCTCTTAGTAATAAATTTCCGAGAGAGCTTATTTTCTTTAATCCATAGATCAAATGTGCTTCTTGATACATCACAAGCAGCTCTAATTTCTTTAGTCGTATAGCCTAAGCGTTTTAAATATAAAAAGTTACCGCTTGTAAACATTTCAAAATCTAATATTTCAAGTGGTGGAAGCTTTTGTTCCTGTCTAGTTTGTTCTTCTGCTTGTCCAATCAGCTTTTGTACTTTAGCTACCGTTTCAGAATTCTCTATCCAATCTCTATCCATTGTCAATCGGCATACTTCTTTAATGCCAGTTAGCTGTATTAATTCATAGTTTTCGCTTACTTGCTCAACCTGTAAAGGCTCTGGGTATATATATCCCCTTACTGTTTCTTTCCCTTTTTTTATCCAGCCATACTCGTTATTTAATGCTCGCATGAGTTCTATTTTTGTCTCCTTACAGCCATAAATAATTCCTGTGTTAAAGCCCTTTGCTACATACATTGTTATCCTCCCTGTCTTTATTTTCTAGCCAAAAAATCGGCAATTTGCTTGTCTAACTCTGCCTTTTTCTCTTTCGATAATTTCTTTTCTTCTGGCGGATTGTTTACCCAATCGGGCAATATTTCTTGCCGAATTGATTGTTGCTTATAGCCACTTTGCTGTGGTTTTTTATCTCGTTTTGCCCAATTTCGGATGGTAGCTAGGTAATTTTTATACGACTTACCTTGAGAGGCACAATATTCCGATACTCGTTCTATTCGATTTTCCCAGTCTGTTGAAAATTCTTGTTTTAGTGTTTCAAATTCCTCGTCTGACAAAAGTACATTTTTATATTCTCCGTATTGATGTCGTATAGGTTTAGTTTGTTTTTTAGTTTTTGGTTGATCTTTAAGAGATTTATTCTCTATTTCTTTCTCTTTATCTATATCTATATCTATATCTTTCTCTGGTGTAGTTTTGTCCGGACATTTGTCCGACATTTGTCCTTGAGGCAATAAATTATTTTTTTCTTGTTCTATTTGTTGGCGGTAATCTCTTTTCCTATCAGCTTCTGTCGATGATTTACCAATAAAGCTCTGAATATCAGACATGTAGATAGCTCCATTGTCCATAATCTCAACTAACCCTAATTCCTTAAATATACTTATCGCTTTTTCGACGTCGCCAACACTATGCCTAGTTACCTTAGAAAGCATATCTGAGTTAAAAGGAATACGATCATTAAACATTAATCTGCCTTGATACTTTAAACTACGCAGATAAAGTTTGAGCAAGATATTTGAATAGATATAGCCATCTGGCATGCTCTCAAGAACAATCATTTCATCACTATCAAAAAAATTATCTTTAAGCTTGAGATAGTAATATTTTTTGTTATCTGCCAATCAGTTATCCTCCTATCTTTAATCGTTTGATTGTTTCAGCATTTAATTTTGTGCCTTTAACATGATATTTTGCCTTAAAAACAGATAGACCAATTTGATGTTTTTCGGTATGATGTTCTCTACATAGTGCGGCAAAGTCATACTCTGTATGGTCGATTACTCTTCTGTTTCGTCTGCCTAGTGCCTTGCTAAAATGATCAATATCCGCATTCAGTTTTCCGCAAATACAACAAGTTCTTGTAACAATACATTTGTAAAAGTAATATTCTTGATTTGCTGGCAGTATTTCATAGCCATTTTTAAATGGAATATGATTCTCAAAAATAAAATCTAGTACAATGTCAATAAGCAAAGTAACATCTGCCATAGTGTTTGCTGAATCGTCTGCCACACTGATTGTTGAGTCTGTGAGAGCCTCATACTTTAAATAAAAGTAAGCTTTAAGGCTCTCAATCGGTTCGCCGGTATAAGCATAGATATCACCAATTAAAGCAAACAAAAATCTGCGCTGCTCCGTTGTAAATCTACGTGGATCGATAAATTTGATTTCAACTTCTCTTGGTCTTTTATAGCCAAAATACATTGTTTTTAAATGATCCATATTGATTGTTTCGTTGATCTCAGCAGTAATTCTTTGTCCTTTTACTGACTTAATAATTGCTGAGTAGGTGTTAACCAATGCACCTAACATTTTTATACCTCTGTTTGACTAAATTCTTTGATCTGTATATGTTCTCTACAATATGCACAATTTGCTTTTTCACACATTTTTGGTTTTTCTAAACCTAATTTAATTTTTTGTATCCTATCAATATTGCAACTTAGATTTGATAACTCAATTTCCATCAAATTTGGATCTAACTCATAAAATTTAACCATTGGTGGCTCTTGCTTTGATACCGCAGTAATGTAGGGCGTAAATTCTTTGTTAAATTCCATTTCTAATAATTGTTTATACACTGCCAGTTGTAAGTAATATCCATAATCAATAATCCAACTTACACGACAATTATGTTGATCATTCCATACTTTTCTATTCATATCCGCAGTTGTTTTTATATCTACAAAATAGCCGCCCGCTTTATTTAAACAATCAATTCTAGCTTTCCATTCCACATCATAAAGCTTTCCTGTAGTTATATGTTCCTTTTCACCAACATATAATAAATTAAAAGCTTCTTGTTTTTTCAAGGCTTGTATCATACTCTCAGCAATCTGAAATGATTTTAATAAGCCATAAGGTTTTCTTTGACTATACAGATACTTTTGATTTTCTTTTTTAAATGCTTGATGAGCCTCTGAACTCTCGAAATAAGAATGCACGTAATTTCCTACCAACAAGGCGATTTTATCACCTGGCTCTTGCCATTCCCCTTTAAGTTTTGCTAGTTCTGCTGCTTCACATTTCATAAATCCCTTGTATTGGCTGACTGACATATATTGTTGATTCATTTCTTCACTATAATAATTATTCTGCATTAATTTCTGCGTCACATTCTGACTGTTCATCTACCTGTTCACCCTTACTAATTTCTTTGAATTTATTTTCAAGAATTTGAGTAGTTTCAACTTTTTCAGCAATCGGTTCAATAATCTTAGGCTCCTCTATTCTTGTATCATCTTCCGTATACATAGCACCTAATGCCTCTGGAAACGCCTCTCGTAAGGCATTAACAATAGCTGTCTTTCTAATCATATTTTTAGGCATCTGATTCCATGTCGCCTGACCTTTCGAAAATTCTTTAAAATCCAGTTGCACATAAAAGGGATTTTTACGGTCTGTCCTGTAAACTTTTGCCCATCCTCCTAATAACTTATCTGTTGGTAGGCAAACCGCTCCAGGTAATTCTTTAATTTCTTCACCACGTTGAACGATAATTCCAGCTTCCAATCCATCATATTTTGGATGGTTTTCTGCTCGCTTCATAAAAGCTTCTTTAGATACAATATTTTGTGCCGGTTTCCCTTTAAATTTAATAAGGTAGATTTCATTTAAAAATGGATTTAACTGTTGTTGTTCAGCCAATTTCATAAACATAATTGCTTCTTGATCTGTTACATCTGTATTTCCTTTAGTAATGAATTGTTTAATCATATTAGGTGTTAATTTAACAGAATTTCCGTTTACCTCATATTCAACTGTTTTTTCCATAATTTCATTATTCATAGCAGTTATTCCCCTTCTGCATTGCTAGCCATTCTTTCCCACTGATAAAATTCAATTTTTCAGTGATTAGATCATCTGGCTCATATTTATCTAATAAATCTAAAAAACCATCATATTTTACAATAAACTTTGTCTCAACTTCATCTAGTTTAAAATAAGCAATAAGCAACCAATCATTTTCGTCAACTATCTCTCCGAAATCATCTTTATTCCAGTCAATTGATTCCTCTTCAATTTCCGTAGTACTTGAATATTCGGTTGGTTTAGTTAAATATCTATCTAAATCTTCAATCTCATTGGGATTCATTTCCACATCTCCTTCTATTAGTTATTAATAGCTTGACAGTTAAATAATTTTTTACCTATAATGTAATTATTAAAAAGAAAGGTAATATATATAATTTGTCTATTATTAAACTTATTCTCATATTATTTATTATTGTTTTAGGTAGAACTTTTATGACCAAAACTGAACTCAATGATTGCCAAGAATTATTGGAAATATTTACAAACGATTCTACCCAATCACCAAGCAAGTATGTTTACAAAAGATTGGTAGGAAAATCTAAAATTGGCCTTCCTCCCTTTTCTAAATTGGTCCAAGGAGTAATTGTTCCACCAGAAAAATTAGATAATTTGTTTCCATATGATGAGTTAGAGCAATTTTTCCTAGAACGAATTACTGAAATGAAAAATATATTTTCTAAACGATATAAAGAGAATTTTTCTATTTATTTTTGGATAAATTTTTTGCTTTGCCTACCAAGTAAGATTCTGGTCTATTTAGGATTGAGTGAAGAAAATATTACTGGAAAAATTCTAAATCTATTTTTTTGGATAGGCAGTATAGTAATGGCAATCTTAAAAACATCACTTATTAAGCATTTTAGCCATCTTCTTTAAATCTAAAAATTCAATAATGCATAAAGCCCATGCACCTGCCGTTCCTGCACTCAATGCCCCAACAACTAAAATTAATAATTGATAGGGAAATATATAACAAATTATAATAAGTATTATGTTAACAATAGTTTGTAAAATAGCTTTGGTTATATATTTTGAAAGTTCATCGATTTTTTTCTGCATTTCATTATTTAATGCCATTTTAAGTCTCCTAATTTTGTGATATACTTGTACAAATCTATTTTTCTATGCGACTAAACTTTAGCGAGGCTAGTCGCTTTTTTGTGTCTTGCTATATGTTGCATCGATTTCCTAACTGCTAATGGTCGATCGTTTTCTTCATGCCATTCTTTTGCCATTTGATCAGCTAGTTTTAAGTGTTGTTCTAGCGTCATCTTTTATCCTCCAATCCATGTCCATAAAATACATATAATCAATACTACGTTAGCAATTAGACTTACATAACAAAGCGCTTGTATTTGTCTTGTACGATACAATGGTCGATCATCTAGGTTCGCTAATAAATATTTCTTCATTTGTTTGCTCCCTCTTACTTGCCCAAGATTTAGTTATTTTGTGATAATATCCATTGTTTACAGGTTATATAGTCGTAATATCTGTTCATTCCTCTTTTGCCACATGGCATACCTTCTTTTTCCCATTGTCTAACTGTTGTTGTTGATGTGTTAAATAATTTAGCAATCTCACTTTGGTTATACAGTTTATCTGATACATAAATATCATTTCGGGCATGTTGAAATTCTTCATGTGCAATATTATAAATAAATTCCTTGAGTGATTTTTCATACTCTGGTGTTAGAATGATTTCCATCGTTATTTCCTCCTACGCCGTCTTCTGACAAAATTTATTGACAAAGTAAACTTGTCCTTTGCCAGTGACTTTAGGCGTTTTTGATATGCTTACAGTGCCGTTGCTACGATTGATGGACGTTTCCTTGATTTCAAACAGTTTCATTTCCATTGCCTTTTGTGTAGGCATATTATAGTCTGTGCCTTTACGTCTAATCAGATAGCCATGATCTCTAAGCCATGTAAACAATTTATTTTGTCCCATATCTAAACCGTTTTGCTTGAGTAGTTTTGCTAATTCACCAACTAAGATTGATGTGTGGCTTGCAGAAACAGAATCAGCAAATAGTGCTTTTGGCTTTAATTCTGCATTTTCTAGTTTTAATTGCTCAACCTTTTTTGTTTGTATCTGTAACGCTCGTTGCACAATCATTTCTGGACTGTTCCATTTTTTCTCTACTTGTAGGAAATACTGCCTTGCTTGTTTACCTTTATCAGTACGTTGTATCATAGATATTTCTTTAGCCATGTCTAAAGTTATTGCGTGATCAATTAACTTTCTTTTCCCGCCGAAAGCCGAATCGTCTTTGACATTTTTGGCAATCACAGTAAAATCAATGCTTTCGCCAAATCCATACTCTCTCATCCGATCAAACCATCGCGTATAAGCTGTTTTAATTTGTAGAAATCCATGTAGCTCTCTTCCACTAACTAAAACCTTACCTTCTTCATTTTCATGCATTTTGATTAATTCGGTCATTGCTTCCTACCTCCCTAGATTTATATTTTTCCAATAAACGAGCAATATTTTCTATTTTGTTCCTTTTTGGGTACGCTGCTCTTAAAAAAAATACCTAAATCATTTTCAGTATATCCAAAGATTATAGCTATTTTCCCTAATTCATCAGCTCCTATAGGGACAATACCATTTTCTCGTTTGGCATAAGGAGATCTTGTTTTCCATCCCATTTTTTCAGATACTTCTTCTTGTGTGAGCCCTTTAGCTATTCTTTCTGCTTTTACTCTTTTTAAATCTAATGTCATACCAACACCTCCGTTCTTTTTTGGGAACAAAATCACTATACCTCTTTTGTTCCCGATTGTCAACAAATTTAATTAAAAAAAATTATTAAGTTAACCTTTAGATTTTTATTGTGTCCAATTGGGAACAGTGGTACAATATTATATATACTAAGTTTTATATGCTTTATAAATAAAAGGGAGGGTAGTGATTTTATGAGGACAAATGATGATATTATTAATATTTTAATAGATGAAAAAAATAAAAAAAATCTATCTATAAGTGAATTAGCTCGCAGAGTTAATATGGCAAAATCCGCTTTATCTAGGTACTTTAATAAGACTAGGGAGTTCCCATTAAATAGAGCTGATGATTTTGCTAATGCTTTGGGAATAACTACTGAATACTTATTAGGTTTTGAACAAGATGATTCTTCTATTCTTTATCTAATTAGTTCAATTTCATCAAATTTAAAAGAACCTAGACAAAAAATTGTGTTAAAAACAGCAGAACAACAGTTAAACGAGCAGAAGCAAGAACAACAATCTAACATTATCCCATTTGATAATAGTAGTAATGATGATCAACTAACCTCTTTCAATTGGTGTGGATACGTCTCAGCAGGCACTGGCGAATTTCTGGACGGAAATGAAAGAAAAAGCATAATACAATTGCCTAAATCTGATATACCTCAAAATGCTGATTTTGCAGTGACAGTAAATGGTGATTCAATGAAACCTGTCTTTAAAAATCATGAAACAATTTTTGTCGAGAAAACAACCGATTTGTCTAGTGGCTCTATTGGAATTGTTGTTGTTGAAGGTGAAGCATTTGTTAAAAAGATTTATATCCATGATGACTGCATAACATTAGTATCACTGAATCCTACATACAAGGACAAAGTTATTAAAGATGCACAATCTATTAAAGTCATTGGACGTGTAATTCTATAAAAAAATCACTATCTATAGTTAGCAGCATAGATAGTGACTTTCCTGGTTTGTTACAGTATATTAAAAGCAAAAATATTGTAGCATAATTTAGGAGGAATGAAAAGTGAAAAATGTAACTAGTATTGTTTATTGGTAATTAATTGGAGGTTGGTAAATTATTTAAAATATATTAAAAGAAAGAAGATGTAAGATGACAGCATTTATAATTATTTTATTCTTGCTAGCAGCAATTAGTTTGATTGCTTTCATTATTTCTATGGTTATTTTTTTAGTAACCAAATTTAAAAAAGGTAAACTAAAATTATCTAAGTGGGTTCCTATTGGCACCATAATTGCCTTTGCCATATTTTCTGCTTTGGATATAGGGATTATAAGCAAAGTTAGCGCAGAACAGAATAAATCTACTGACATTAAACAAGAACACAAAAAGAAAATATTTGGTATTGATGAAGAGATATATTCAGACGAGTCTGGAAATTTTAAGCTTAAAGGACATTACAAACCAAATCAAACTATTTCTATTAGCTTTCTTAACACAAATAAAGCCATAGAAAAACTTGACCAAGAAACAAAATGTGATAATAAAGGTGATTTTTCTTTCGTTTTAATGTATCCAAAAGCGGATATAGAAGATGACAAAGAACAAGCCTATCTTATAGGAACTATAGTTGCTCACGATAGAGATAATCAACAAACTATTACAGTCCATCCTTCAGAAGTATTTATAAATGAAGTTTTAAATGAATCAGATGAAACTGAGAAAAAAGAAGATGATAGTAAATCAGTTAATTCTTCAGATACCAAAATCAATTCTGAAGAAAGCATAGAAAATTCATCAGTTGAAAGCTCTCCTACCCCAGTTATATCTACTGAAAATCAAGCGGCATTAGAATCAGCTAACAGTTATGCTAATAATCAACATATGTCAAAACAAGGTGTTTATGACCAATTAACATCTCAATATGGAGAAAAATTTCCTGCCTCTGCTGCCCAATATGCTATTGATAATGTACAAGCCGACTGGGATAATAATGCATTAGAAGCTGCTAAAAGCTATAGAGATAATCAATCCATGTCAACAGAAGCAATTAGAGATCAATTAACATCTCAATATGGAGAAAAGTTTACGCTTGATGAAGCAAATTATGCTATACAACATTTAAATGACTAAAAGATTAACCTTTTTTAGCTTTTCTTTTTGATTAGTGTACTATGTATTATGCAAAGCATATAGGAGGAACATAAAGTGAAAAAGATAACATGGAGTGTTTTAATTGGTGTTGCGTTTTGTTTGTTGTTAACTGGTTGTAATAGTGAGAAAAAAGCAGATACTTCTACTTCTTCAGCTAAAAAAGAAATTAAATCTAGCACTTCAAAAAATAATGATAAAGAAAACGAGAAAAAAGCTAAAAAGGATAAAGAAGCTAAAGAGGCAAAAGAAAAAGCTGAAAAAGTAAAACAAGCTCAAATTGCTCAAAAGGTAAAAGAAGCAGATACAGCGATGAAACAAGCAGAAGCAACGCCAACAGATGCCACAGTAAGCAATGCTAAAGCTACATTAAGCGCAATACCTGGTGGCAATCCAGATTTACAAAAAAGATTAGACGCAGTGAATGTTGCTTTGAATAATGCAAAACAACAAGTAGCTGAGCAAGCCCAAGCCGCACAAGTAAAAAAACAAGAGGAACAAGCTCAAGCTACACAAGAACAAGCAAAGAAACAAGTTGAACAGACCCAGTCTAAGGTACAAGCAAATGCTAATAATATGGAACAGGAAAACAGTAAAGGCTATAAAGGATGTACTACTTTAACTGATTTTGTTAATAAATATGGAATGAGTCCAGCAGCCTATAAAATGCAATATGAAGGAATGTCAGAAGAAGAAGCCTTACGTAGTACAATGATGAAGACATCTGGTGAAGTACAATTTGGACTTGCAAAATATGGAATTAATCCATAATTTATTAGCTAATGGTGCGAATCCTAAGTGCACATAAAATCACTAGAAGATCCGCGCCAAATTATGTTATAAAAAGTAGTCATTATCCTTAATTTTCTCATATTATCTTAATATAGCAAAAAATATTTTTGTGAAAATAGTCCTAATGTCATTTATTTATACTATTTTCACGGTCTCACTCTTCATAGAGTGAGTGGATTGAAATTCCTAAACGCCATCTTGTGATTGTAGTTCGATTAACAGTCTCACTCTTCATAGAGTGAGTGGATTGAAATGTTCTTGTGACCCAGTCTAGTCCAAGTATATGCTTGTCTCACTCTTCATAGAGTGAGTGGATTGAAATAACAATCAATTCAGAAAGATTTTGGTAGACTTCTGCGTCTCACTCTTCATAGAGTGAGTGGATTGAAATTTTTTGACGTTCTTCTTGTTCTTTTTCCCAGTTTGGTCTCACTCTTCATAGAGTGAGTGGATTGAAATGTATTCATCGCCTAAAAAAATATCATCATAAGAAAGTCTCACTCTATGAAGAGTGAGTGAATTGAAATAACTAACATCTAAATTAGTAAAACATAATAATGGAAGGAAGTGATGTTAAACGTCCATTAATCCAATTACTTGCCCAAGTAGAGGGAGAAAATAATGGCAACATTTAAACAATATACAAAAAAAGATGGTACAAAATTATGGATGTTCACCAGTTACATTGGTGTTGATTATGTTACTGGTAAGCAAATAAATACTACTCGAAGAGGATTTAAAACTAAAAAGGAAGCTCAGCAATCTTTAAATAATTTACTAGCTAACCCCAAAGAGACTATTAAACAAAAATCATATACATTTGCTGAAATGTATGAATTATGGTTTGAAGTATATCAAACTACGGTCAAAGAAACTACCTATCTACAAACCGATAGTAGGGTTAAAAATCATGTATTGCCTGTGTTAGGTGATATTAAATTAGATAGACTTGATTTAAGAACCGCACAAAAAATAGTTAATATATGGGCTAAAAAATTTGATATGTATGTCGTTTTATTACAATATGCTGTAAAAGTCTATGATTACGCAAATAGATTAGAAATTATTGATACTAATCCTTTCAGAAAAGTAATCAAACCAAAAAAATTAGCCGTGTCTAAAAAAAGAAAAATAAAATTCTATACCAAAACTGAATTGGAGTTATTTTTAAATGCAACATTAGAAAAAAATAAACTAATGCCTGAAAATTGTACTGTAGGTAAATATTATACAGAATTCGATATTGCAATCTTTAGGCTATTAGCTTTCAGTGGATGTCGTATTGGTGAAATATGTGCCTTGAATTGGAATGATATTGATTTTGGTAAAAAAACGGTAACTATAGATAAAAATTTATCTCGAACAAATAAGGGTTATGATGTATCAACCACAAAAACAGATCGATCCAATCGAATGATCACATTAGATGATAAGACTCTATCTACTTTAAAACGTTGGAAATTTCGGCAGAAGGAATTATTATTTAAAAATGGTATAACTAAAATTAATTTTATATTTACCAATGCATACGGTAGTATGTGTTGTGGATCAGATGTGTATAAACGATCAAATCAAATAGCAAGAGATGCTAATCTACCTAATATTGGTTGTCATGGATTTCGGCATACTCATGCAACTATACTATTTGAGGCTGGAGTGCCAGCTAAAGAGGTACAAAATAGACTGGGACACAAAGATGTTACCATGACGTTAAATATTTATACCCATGTATCTGATGAAATAGAAAAAAGAACCAGTGAAGCTTTTGCAAACTATGTTAATTTTTAA